TTAACCGGCGATCAACCCGTGTGTTTGCAGTGCAGCAAGAATCGCCGCGATCGCGGCTCTCGCCTCGGCATCCACCACGTCTCCGTTCACAGGCGCGGCGATGGCGGATTGCTGCGCCGCAACAACACGAACGCCGTCGATTTCCACGCGTGATCCGCGAACCACGCCGACGCTCCAGCCCTCCCCGTCGAACACCGCTTCGCAACCGTCGGCGAGGTTCCACACGCGCATGCCCGTTCTGGGGATACAGAACCGCCACCCACCAGCGGTCCAGCCGGCGAGATGCCGTGTGCGTCCTGCCCAAAGGCCGCTCGGCGCATCGCCGACGATCCAGCATTGCCCCGGCACGGGCGTCGCCGGCGGTGTGTCGATCGCCATCGCGACCACCACCGGCTGCGCGAACAGATCCAGCAGCGCCAGCGCTTCGTTATGGGTCAGCTCCTTCTGCGCCTGCCCGGCGCTGAGCAGCGGCAACGCCAGCCGCGCGGTAACATCGTCAGTCATGTCATGCCTCCCAGGCGGGTATGAAAAGCGCCGCGGCGGCCGATGCGCCGGCCGAACCGATCTGGCGGATCGAAACGCTCACCCCCGTGGCGCGCTCGGCGGCGGTGAGGGTGTGTGCGGGTTCGCTGGTGTCGATGCTCGGCCCGGTTCCGATCGTCACCCGGTAGAGTTCCCGCTCCTCGGCGAGCGGGGCGTCGACGCCGTCGAGCCAGCGCCACCCCGCGCGACTGCGGCGCGTCCAGGCGATCGCGGCATCGCCCCCGCCAAGCTCGCGCCAACGCAGTCCGACCGGTGCGGGCGGCAACACCGATATGCCCGCGATCACGGTTCGCGCCGCGCCCGGCCCGGCGACATCCCCCACGCCGGAGGCCAGCACGCGGATCTCGCCCCCGAGCGCCGCGAGCGGCATGTCGAGCGTGATGAGCGTATCGCGCTCGATCAGCACGACACGATCGCCGACGGCCTGCGTCCCGATCGCCGCCTCGGTGCCCCGCCGGCCGCGATACAGGTCCGACAGTCGCCAGCGTGTCGCACCGATTTGCTCGGCCGTGCCGAACTGGAGCAGTTCGTCACCGCACAGGACCAGGTTCGCGCTCGCGTCGATCGCCCCCGCATTCGCGCCCGTCAACACCATGCCCGCGTGCGCGAGCTCGACCTCGAACCGCGAACGACGGTCGCGCAGCGTGGCGGGCACGGCAAGCGGTACCGAAACGAGCATGCCGAGCGTCGCGGGCGCGGCCGTCGCCCCGGCGCTAGACCAACGCGCGCCACCGTCGAGGCTGTGCAGCAGCGCCGCGCGCCGCCACCCCGGCGCGGTGCCCGCCGCCGCGATCATCACGCGCGGCGCGCTCAGCACGCCGTCGTCGAGCGGGGGAATCTCGAAGACGTGGACGATCGTCGTCCCGGCGACACTATCGGGCGACGGCAACACCCGCCCCCCGCTCGCCCGTGCCGGCAGCGCCGCGGCGGCGAGCCGGACGCAGTCGAGCGACAGCACCATCTGTTCGAGCGACCAGCCGGTCACCCGCCACACCCCCGCCTGCCCTTCGATCGCGACACGCGCGCCCGGCGCGATGCCGATCGCATCCCAGCCGAGCGCGACGGTCCGCCGTACGCGCGCCGCCTCGGCCCGGGCCAGCGTGGCCTCCGCCATCGTCTTGGCGCTGTCCGCATCGAGCGCGGCGGGCATGTCGATCTGCTGCTCGGTCTGGCCCGCGCCGGGCCGCCGCGCGCGCTGCACGCCGGCCTGATAATCACGCGCCGGGTCATAATGCCGCAGCGTCACCATGCGCGGCACGCTCTCGATCGCGGCGGCCGCGCTCACCGACCGCGCGCCGCCACGCACCCCCGCCGCGAACCCCGCATCGGCGATGATCCGCTCGGGGTCGCCGCCCGCGCGCATCGCCAGCCCGGCGCCCCTCGGCGCGAACCATCCGCCGGTCGCCACGCCGATCGTCTCAATCACGCCGCGCAGATTGCCATATGCCGCGAAGCCCGGCAGCGGCAGCGTCGCCGCCGCGCCATCGATCAGCCCGCCCGACACCGCCGCCGCAATCGCCCCGGCGGCGACCGGGGCAGGATCGGCGATCACCTCGAAGGTGAGCGAGGGAATCCGATTGCCGTAATCGGCAAGCTGGAGGCCTTCGAACACCGCATAGGCGATTCCGCGGTGCGCGGGCGCCAGCGCCACGCCTTCCGCCGAGGCGATCAGGGGATCGGCCTCCTGGTCCTCGCCGCCAAGGTGCAGGCGGAAGCCGGTCGAGACCTTGAAGTCGCCGGCGGCACCGCGCAACAGGTTGCCGTCCGCCCAAATCCGCCCGACGCGCTGGATCGGCCGCCCCGACAGCGCCACCGCGAATGAGGCCGAATAGCTGTAGCTGGTCACGCTCGGCTGCCCCTTGCCGCCGCCTGCCGTGCTGCGGCTTTCGATCAAATCGGTCGACCAGATCACGCAGCCCGCGATCCGCATCGTGCCGAACACCTGCTGGATCGGCGTGCCGTAAGAGGAGGTCTGCACCGCCAGTTCGGTCAGCCGCGGCCCCTCGCGCCCCTTGGGCTTGAAGATCACGTCGCGGTCGACCGCCTGTCCCAGCACCGCGCCGATCGCGCCGCCGATGGGGCCGCCGATCACGCTGCCGATCGTCGTCAGCACCAGCGTCGCCATATCAGTCTCCCGTCAATCGCCACGCCGCGACCAGCGGCCAGGGCGGCACGCCCGGCCGCTCGACCACGCGCCGCAGCATCGCATCGGCATGGATGATCCCGCCCGGCACCTGCACGGCGAGATGGAATTGCGCCGGCCCGGCCGCGAACAGCAGCAGATCGCCGGTCGCCGGTGCCGAGGTGCGCACCAGCCCCACCGCATCGATCGCGGTGGAGGGATCGCCGCCGCGGATCGCGTAATCGGCCGAGATAGGTGCAGCGAACCCCGCCGCGCGCGCGGCCAGCACCGCCAGTCCGACGCAGTCGAGCCCGAACGCGGGGTCGCGACCGTGCGACCGGAACCGCGCACCCACCGCGCCCCGCGCCGCCGCGACGGCGCATTCGGCGGGCGTCATGCGCCGGGATACCGGGTGAGCAGGTCGATGCCCGGCAGGTACGGCTCGCCGCGAAAATTCGCGACGTTGCCGAACCGCGCAGCACAGGTCGCCACGCTCTTGTCGCAGCCCTCAACCAGCTCGATCAGATCGCCCGCTGACGCCACAAACGGCGGTTCGGCGCGCAGCGTCACCGTCGCGCCGGCGGAAATCGCCACCGCGCTTTCCAGTCCGCTGTTCGCTCCCCCCACCCAGCGCAGCAGACCCCCGCCATAAGCGTCGTCACTCGGCTCGGCCGCATCCACCGTCACCATCTGCCCGGCGGCCGAGACCACGCGCACGAAGCGCCGCCGCCCCGCCATCGCCACGCGGCAGCGTTTGTCGCCCAGCTCGGCACGGCATTCCGCCGAGGTTTCCTCGCCCACCGGCCGGTCGAGCGCCGCACTCGCGCCGCGCAACTCGGCGGTGAAGGCGCCGTCGCGCGTCTCGACCGATCCGATCGTTCCCTCACCGAGATCCATGCGCCCTTCGGCGCCGCTCCAGTCGACCGCGAACAGCCGCACCCGCGCGCCGTCCCACCGCCCCGCGCCGAGATCGCGCGCGCTGATCGCCGCGCCGGTCAACGCCCCCGAAACGTCCATCGTGTCGGCATCGAGACCGTCGGCGCGCTTGATCGCGGAGGGCGTCATACCCGGCGCGGCACGGTGGACAAGGCCATCGATCACCAGATCACGGTCGTGCGCGGTCAGCCCGATCGCGATGCCGTCGCGCCGCTCGATCCGCCAGCACAACGCCACGGTCGAAAGCGGTCCATCCAGGAAGCTCATGACACGTCCTCGCGCACTTCGATGAGCGGCACCGACGCCGCGGACCCCGCCTGAAAGGTCGCGCGCGACACCGCGAGACTGTCCTCGGCGAAACGCACCGGCACGTCGAACAGGAACCCCGCCGTCACCACCGCGCCCGGCGCCGGCGCGGCGTCGAGTTCGATCATGCCGCCATCCACCAGCGAAAAAGCGGCGGTCGCGACACCATCCACGGCGACCGCCACGCTGCCGCCGAGCGGGCGCGTGATCCGCCGCACCACGGCGCCATAATGTTTGACCAGCGCGAAGCGGGTGGCGATGCCGTCGCCGATGCCGATCTGCTGGTCGAGCGGTGTCGGCACCGCGCCGCCCGAGGACGCATCGAATGGATCGCGCAGCCGGAACGCACGCGCAGGCCCCATCCGCGCGCGGAAGAACGCCAGCAACGTTGCGATATCGGCTTCCGACCGCACGCCCGGCCCGACATCATAGTGCGTCCGCGCCCCCGCCCAGCCCGCGTTGCGCGCCTCGTGACCGCCCGCGCTCGTCACGACCGCGGTCGAATATTCGGGCGCTACCTCCGCCTCGCGGCCGAGCGCGAGCGGGAATACCACATCGTCGAACGCCTGCATCTCCTCCGCCTCCTCCTCGAAATGCACGAACCCGTCGCGGATCACCTGCGGCAGTGCCCAGACGAAACCCCGCCGCACACCGCGCGCCCGCGCACGCTCCGCCGCCGCCTCGATCTCGCGCCAGCCGGCGCTGTCCTCGGGCCGCAGCACGAAGCCCGCGAGATAGTCGGTGTCGCCGGTCACATAACCGAGCCGCGTCTGCGCCTCCGCGATGGCCCGCGCGCTCAGCGCGCTGTTGCCCGCGGTGACGTAATCATAATCCTCGAGCTGGAGCACATCGAACGCGGGCCGCGCCCAGCCCAGCGGCAGATTGGCGCGCCGCACCTCGGGCGCGTCCGCCGCCAGCACGCTCGGCAGATAGGCGAGCAGATGCGTCTCGCATTCTGGCGCGACCGCCTTCACCGCCGCGATCAGCGCCGCCGTCGACGTTGCCAGCAGGGTTCCCGCCGCATCGAGCAGCGCCTTGGCGTCCGCCGCCAACGGCGCGCGCACGCTGGCGATCTGGATCGGGGCGCCGCCCAGCGCCGCCCGTGCCGCCGCGTCGTAGAGGCAGGGCCGGCCATCGGGCATCACCCACCACCAGGGCTCGCCGACCTGAAACTTCGGCGCCAGCCCCGCCGCCGCCGCGATGCCGATCACCTCCGCCGCGACCGCGCGCAGATAGGCCATCGCGCCGCCATGCGCGGGTGACAGCAAGGTCGAAGGCGGCACCCAGCCGGTCAGCGCGGGCGATCCGTCCCACGCGCGCTGCTTCCAGTCCTCGGGGCAATGCGCGTCGAACAGTTCGTAGCTGAGCGACCAGATCACGTCATAGCCGAGCGCCCTCGCCCGTTCGGCGAAATCGCGCTGCCACGCGCGCGCCGCGACGTTGAGCGCGCCACCGGACAGGGCCGCGACGCCCCCGCCTCTCGTGAGCCGGAAGTAATGGCTCATCCCGACATACTGGACGATCGCGCCGCGATAGCCGAGCTGCAACGCGTTCCGCAGCAGCCGCGCCGGCGTCAGATTGTAGCTGTCGTCATATCCGCTCGCGAGTTCCAGCGCGTGTGCCGGCACCACCACGTCGCCGATCGCCAGCACCGCCCCCGAGCCGGCACAGACGATATCGCTCATCTCGACCCAGCCCTCGGCGGCCTGCGCGAGCGGCGTGTCGGATGCGTCGTAATCGGGTGGCACCAAGGACACGAACATCCGGTCGATGTCGCCCGCCCATACCGGCACGGCCTCGTCAGGCAGCAGGAAGCCGCCCGCCACGTCCGCGAAGTCGATCGCGATCCGCGCGTCCTCGCGCGTGCCCGTCGCGTAATTCCACAGCCGCACGTACCAGGTTCGCGCCGCGCCGTCCGCGTCGCGCCCCTCGATCGTCAGCACCGGCCCGTCCACCGCGTCGAGCGGCCGCACCCCCGCCGACCGCCAGCGGAACGCCAACCGGCACCCGCGAAAATCCCGCGCCGTCTCATAGGCGAGCAAGGGATGGTCGAACCGGTCCTCCGCCGCCCAGATCAGCCCGGCGAGATCGTTCTTGCGATAGAACACCGCATCCACCCGCAGCGCATCGGGCGCGATCGTGGTGATCGCCGCCATCATCGGCCGCGGGAAATCGACCGTCCAGAAGCGAGGGTCGAACCGCGAGATCACGCCCTCGGCCTGATGGGTCCGCGCGCGCGCCAACCAATATGCCATGCCTGCCCCCTCTCACTCGGCCGCCAGCGCCGCTTTCACCGCGCGCGCGACCTGGCGGCCCGACGCGCTCAGCGCCGCGCCGCCCTCGCCGCGCGGAGCGTTGATCGTGATCGCCACACGCACATCGCGCGCGCCGCCGCCCCCGGCCGCGACGATGCTCCCGCTCGCCGTCGGCACGAACACTTCCGGCCCGCGTTCGCCGACGACATAGGGCCGCAGTGGCGACACCGGGCCGCCGGTCGCCCGCCCCGGCGCTCCCGCGAGCAGTCCGCTCAGCGCGGCGACGAGGCCGCCGCCACCCGAGCCGCCGCCGCGCCCCAGGATCGCGTCGATCCCGCTGCGGATCGCCGCGCCAGCGATGTCGGCCAGCACCGACAGCGCCACCTTGCGCAGATCCTCGAACCCGAGCGTCCCGCTCCGCGTCGCCTTGAGCAGCACGCTCTCGATCTCGCGCCCAGCCCGATCCGCCCCCGGTACCAGCACGTCGCCGAAACAGCCGCGCATCGTGTCCACGTCGCGCGCGAAGGCGGCGGTATCGGCGCGCACGCTCACCACCAGCCGGTCGATTTCCTCATCCATCGGGAAACGCCTCCATCAATGCCGCGATCGTCTCGGGTGTCGGCGGCGCCTCGCCCGCCGTGCCGCCGATCGCCGCCACCAGCGCCGCCAGCTCGGCGGGCGTCGCCTCCCAGAAGTGCGTGGGCGCCCAGCCGAACGCGACGCCCGCCAGCCCCGCCAGCCGCACCGCCGCATCGGCGAAGCGCGCGCTCATCGCCCGCCGAGAATCTGCGCGAGCAGCACGCGCAACACCGGCGTCGCCGCCGCGAGTCCCCCCGCCGCCACCGCCTCGCCGAACGCCTCGCGCGTCAGCGCCGCAGGCGCCTCGTGCCGGCAATGCCAGAACAGGCCGACCAGCTCGCGCAACGACAGGTGCCCGGCCGCCGCGCGCTCGACCAGCGCGAACAGCGGCCCCAGTTCCTCCTCCGCCGCGACCAGTGCCGCGAAGCTCGGCCGCAGCACGAGTTGCGCGCCCGCGACGCGGATCGCCGCCTCGCCCCGCGCCGCGTTCGCCACCCCGCTCATGCCGCCACCACCGCGCCCGAGCTTTCCAGCGCGATCGCGTAGCTGCGCTCGCCATTGTAATCGCCGGCATAGTCGAGCCGGGTGACGAGGAAACGCCCGCTCAGCGTCTCGCCGCTCTCGAAGCTTAGCCGATAGTCGTCGATCACCCCGGCGAGCGCATTGCCCTTGAGCCGCACCTCCGCCGCCGATCCGGTGAACACCCCCGCCCCCGATACGCTGACCGATCGGACCCCCGCGCCCGACAGCAATTCACGCCAGCCACCCGAATCCTTCGAGGTGATCGCCACCATCTCGCCGTTGATCGAAAGCTGCGTGGTGCGCAGCCCCGCCACCGTCGCATAGGCCACCGGCGATCCGCCGTTGCCGATCTTGAGCAGGAATGCCCTGCCGCTCTCCGCGCTCATATCATGCTCCTGTTGGTTTGATCCGCCGCCTCACGCGGCCAGCACCCGCACCCGATATTCGATCACCACGCCCCACCGCCCCGGCGCCGGCCGCAGCAGCCGCGACCGCACGAATGCCACGCTCGCGACGCGCCACGCGCCGAGATCGCGCGGCAGCGCCGCGATCGCCGCCCCCGCCGCCGCCGCGAGCGCCTGCACCCGCGCGGGCGTCTCCGCCGCATCGCGGATCGTCACCGCCAGCCGCAGCTCGCGCCCGTCGCGATCCTTGACGCTCCAATCGCCGCTCAGCGTCTCACCGATCTCCGCATAGGGCGGAGTCGCCTTGACCGGCGGCCCTTCGAACACGCCGTTCAGCCCGGCGATGTCTTTGAGCGCGGCGAGCAACGCGGCCTGCGCCACCGTTTCCGCGCTCATCGCAACAGGCTCCCGATCCAGCGCAGCCGCGCATCCTCGCGCGAGATCCGCCCGGCCAGCACGATCGCGTCCGCCTCGCCGCGCACCGCCAGTTCGGGGAACGCCGTCTGCAACCGCGCCACGCCCTCCGCGATCGCCCGCCGCTCCGCCGCCTCGCCGATCGCCGCCCCACGCGCCGCCACCCCGCTCAACATGCGCGTGTCCGCCGCGTCAGCGTGATCCGCCGGAAGGGCCGCCACAGCGCGGTCACCGCCGCCGGTGGCGCCGCCGCCGCGTCTCGCGCGGTGAACAGATGCGCCGCGAGCAGCACCGCGCCCTGCCGGATCGGCGCCGGCAGCGTCGCCCAGCCGGTCGCCAGCCCGGCGGTGAAGGTCACCCCCACCCGGGTCGCGCCACCCGCGTCGATCACCCGCACCCAGCCATCGCCGTCCGCGTCTATGTCGATCGCATAGGCTTCGCTCGCCAGCGCGCCGCCGCCCACCGCCTCGACCGCGCCGATCGCCCGCACCGGCGTCGCCGCCAGTTGCTGCCAGGCGCGACTCGCCGGCAGCACATCGCGCAACACGCGCGCGATCAGCACCTGCCCGATGAACCGTTCGCCCAGCCCCAGCGCGGTCTCGACCAGCGTCGCCACCAGCGCATCCTCATCGTCGCTCATCAGCCGCAGCATCGCCTTCACCTCGGCCAGCGCCGCCGCGCGATCCTCCCCGCCGAGCGCCACCGCGCCCGGCCCCTCGCTCCCGATCGTCATCACCATCTCCACCCAAATCCCTCTCCCAGCGGGAGAGGGAGGGAGCCGCCGAAGGCGGCGGAAGGGTGAGGGCGACCGATCCCACGATCACCCTCATCCGGCGCTACGCGCCACCTTCTCCCAACGGGAGAAGGCTTTAGTTCGCCGAAAAGCGCATCAGCTTGATCGCTTCCGAATTGCTCACGCAACCGCCGACCCGCTTGGTCGCGTAGAAATTCACGAACGGCTTGTTCGAATAGGGATCGCGCAGGATCGCGGTTTCGCTCCGCTCGGCGATCAGATAGCCCGCGCGGAAATCGCCGAACGCGATCGCCAGCGCGTTGGCGGCGATGTCGGGCATGTCCTCCGCCTCGATCACGGGATAGCCGAGCAAGGTCGCCGGCTGCCCCGCCGCCAGCCCCGGCACCCACAGGAACGCGCCGTCGGTCGTCTTGAACTTGCGGATGCGCGCGAGCGTGGCCGAGTTCATCACCCAGCTCGCATTCTGCCGATACGGCCCGCGCAGGCTCTGGACGAGGTCGATCAGCCGGTCCTGCGGGTTGGCGGCGAAATCGCCCGCCGCGCCGCTCGCCAGATATTGCAGCGTGCCGAACGCGCGCGCGGTATCGTTGGTCGCCGCGACCGGCGCCTGGAGAAACCCCTTCGGCCGCGCGGTGCCTGATCCGTTGACGAACGCCGCGCCCTCGGCGCGCGCGAACTCGGTGGCGATCTCGCCGGCGAGCCACCCCTCGACATCGAACAGCGCGTCGTCGAGCATCGCCTGGCTCGCGCTCGGGTTGGCATAAAGTTCGCCCATCGGCGGCGCGATCTCGGCATAGCTCGGCGTGGCGGTGCCGGGCCGCGCGTCGGTCTCCGCCGCCCAGCCTGAGGGCGTGCCGCCGCTCGTCACCAGCTTGCGATAGCCGGCCGAACCAACCTTGACGACATTGGCAATCGCCCGGATCGGCGATATCGATTTGAGCGTCGCATCGACCACCGCGTCGATTTCTTTGGGGATGGCATAGCCGCCGCTGTCGCCGGTCACGCCGGTGAACGATTTCATCTCGACGCTCGTGCCGCTACGCAGGAACCCCGCGAAAGCCGTCGCACCGCCATCGCGCGCGCCGCTCAGCAGCGGCCGCACCACCGCGCCGCCCATCTCCACGCCCGAGAAGCTCGTCTCGAGCGAATCCGCTTTGACTTCGATCATGTCATTCTCCCATGCGAAACCACCCCCGCGCAGGCACCCGCGCGGGCAAAAACTTCGGAAGTCGAAAAACCCTCAGGCGATCGCGTGAACCCGCGCGAGCGGCTGCATCGGCTGCGCGACCAGGCTCACCTCGACCAGATCGAGCGCGGTCAGCTCGCGATACCGCCCGCGCGCCGCCGCCTTGACGCGGTAGCCGAACGAAAGGCCGGAGACCGCGCCGGAGCGTACCAGACGCGCCAGCCGCGCATCATCGATCCGCCCGATCACGCGCAGGCCGCGCGAATCCTCGCCCGCCTGCTCGATCACGCCGACCGGCGCGCCCCGATGCTGCCACAGCAACGGCACCGCCCCGACCGCGCCGAACGCGCCCGAGCGCACCACGTCGCCACCCCGATCGGCCCGGTCGAACACGGCGGCATAGCCGGCAAACCGCAGCCCTCCCGTTCCCCCGCGAATGCGGGGGTCCAGAGCCACGGACGCGACGCTGCTTTGCTCTGAGCGCCCGCCTGCGCGGGAGAACGGCATCGTCACTTCACCCAGCCCCAAAATCCGAACCGCGCCGCCAGCCCCGCCAGCACCACCGCGCCGCCGATCCGCACCACCCAGCCGACCGCCGCTTTCCACGCCGAGCGCTTGGCGTCCCGCCATGCCCCGAGCAGCTCGCGCAATTCGGCCATGTCCTTGGCCGCGCCGGCATCGTCCAGCCCGAGCCGCATCAGCGCCCGGCTCGCGCCAAGCTCGCCCGCTTCCTCCGCGATCGCGCGCAACGTCGCGAGATCGGTGCCCTCGGCCTGTCCCTGCGCCATCAACTGCGCCAGCACCGTACTCACACTCATGCCACACCTCCCGCGTGCTCCGCGCTCAAGCCCAACATCGCCCGCTTCTCCTCGTCGCTGAGGAACCCGGCCGCATTCACCTGCGCCCACAGCCGTTCGCGGTCCTCGGCGAGCGCGGTGACCTTATCGACGTTCACACGCAGCCACGGCGCCTCGAACCAGCCGGCGAGCCCCTGCGCCAACCCCGAGAAAATCGTGTCGGCGAGCGGCAGGATCGCGAGCCGCCACAAAGCCCGGCTCGCCTCGCGGTAATTGGCGTAGGTGGCGTCGCCCGGCAGCCCGAGCAGCATCGGCCGCCCGGCATTGCCCGCGCCGGCGAACCCCGCCTCCATCTCGGTGCGCAGCCGCTCGAACTGCTCGCGCGACAGCACCGATCCGTCACCGGGATCATGCACCAGCGCACCAGAGGGGCGCGCCGCATTGTCCAGCAGCGCCTTGTTCCAGCGCGCCGCCGCATTGTGGAGCGCGATCGCGCCCGCCGTGGCGCCCAGGCACCCGAGCCCATAATGATCGTCGAGCGGATGGAAGCCGCGCAGATGCACCACTTCGGGCCGCGTCCCGTCCGCCATCAGCCGCGTCACCCGCTCGCCGACCCGGTAGCGATAGGCGACCGGCCATCCGCCCGCGTCCGCCTCCACGCTCACCCGCTCGGGCCTGAGCGCGAACAGCTCGACCACCGCCCCCGCCGGATCGGTCATGATCTGGACATAGGCGTTGCCGTGCAGCAGCAGATGCGCCGCCACCGTCTCGGTCAGCGCCTGCCCGCCCGACCGCGCCGTCACCAGGGCGAGCAACTCGGGCGAGGATGCCGCCAGCGGCGCGCCGGCCAGCCCTTGCGCGACGAGCCGCACCGCGCGTTGCGCGACCGCGTTGCGGCAATAGCCCTGCCGCACCTGCGCCGCATAATCGTCGCTCCACTCGCCCGGCGATCCGCCGCCCGACCACAAGCCATAGCGCGCCAGCACCGGACGCACGTCGCGCCCGGCTGATTTCCAACCGAAGAGTTTCATGATGATGTCCTTGTTCGTGCCGGCGACCGTCAATGCCGAGCCGCGGCAACCCAAAAACCCGTTCGCACGGAGCGCAGCCGAAGTGCGTGCCCCAAGCGCGACGCGTGCCGCACGTCCTTCGCGCGGTGTCGAAGCGGCGCTAGATCTTCTTCCCGAACCAGATCACATGCCGCGCGCCCTTGCCGCTGGCGCGCGCGCGGATCGTCACCTCGTCCACCACGAACCCGGCCTCGCCGAGCCGCCTGGCGAACTTCGCATCGGGCGCGGCCGACCAGATCGCCAGCACCCCGCCCGGTCGCAGCGCGCCGCGCGCCGCCTCCAGCCCGCGCGCCGAATACAACCGGTCGTTGCCGCGCCGGGTCAGCCCATCGGGGCCGTTATCGACATCGAGCAGGATCGCGTCGTACACGCCCCGCCCCTCGGCGATCACCGCGCCGACATCCTCGGTGATGATCCGCACCCGCGGATCGTCGAGGCTGGCGTCGGTCAGCGCCGCCATCGGCCCGCGTGCCCAGTCGATCACCTCCGGCACCAGTTCCGCCACCGACACGCTCGCGTCCGCCCCGAGCCGCGCCAGCGCCGCGCGGAGCGTGAACCCCATGCCGTAGCCACCGATCAGGAAGTGCGGCGCGCGCGCGGAAACCCGCTCCCACGCCATCGTCGCGAGCGCTTCCTCGGACCCGCTCATGCGGCTGCTCATCAGTTCCTCGACGCCGAACATGATGAAGAAGTCGGTGCCACGCTGCACCAGCCGCATCTCGCCGCCGCCGGGCACCTGCGCGCTATCAATCAATATTCTCGGAACCATTCGTCCTCCTAGCGCCCTAAAAGCCAATCGCCCAGCCCGTCGCCCCGGCGCAGGCCGGGGCCGCTGGGTTTTGGGCGTCCAGCTCGCCAAATTACCCAGCGGCCCCGGCCTCCGCCGGGACGACGCTAAAGCCCGCGCACCGCAGCCATCCCCACACGCCCCGGCAGCAACTCGGCCAGCGCCCACACCAAGGCATCCGCCCGATCCGGCGAGCGCCCCGGCCCCTGATAGCGCCCGCCAGCCACCAGCCCGCACATCTCGTCCTCCAACGCCGGGAACGCGCCGACATGATGCACCCGCCCGCGCGCGTATTCGATCGACACCGGCTCCGCGCGCGCCGCCTTGCCGCGCGTCGCGTTGACGGTGGCGAGCGGCAGCCCCGGATCGACCCGTTCCAGCACCGATCGCACCATCTGCCCGCCCTGATTGACCTCGGCCACCACACGGTCGGCCGCGTGCCGTGCCGCACACGCCACCACCGCCCGCGCCCAGCCTTCAGGGCTTTCGCCCGTGACGCTGGCGTCCTCGATGACATAGGCGTGGCCGTCCCGATCCAGCCCGGCCGCGACGATGCCGCATGCGTCCCCCTCACCGCTCGCCCGCCCCGCCGGGGGATCGACACCCACCACCACGCGCACCAGCGCGGGCGCACATGCGACCCGGCACGCCTCGATGGCGCCGCGAGTCCATAACGCGCCCGGCAGATCCTCGATCAGCTCGCCGTCGATTTCCTGTCGCCCGAGCCGCGTACCGCCATAGCCCTGCTCGATCGCGGCGATGAAGCCTTCGCCCAGATGGGCGTTGTCGTGCGTCCGCCCCTGCGTTTGTTTCAGGCCCTTGATCGCCATGATCCGCCGCAAGAGCGGCACGGCGCGCGGCGTCGTCGTCACCACCACTTGCTGCCGCGCGCCGAGCCTCAGCCCCAGCATCAGATTGTCCCACGTCGTCTCCGCGCGCCGCCATTTGGCGATCTCGTCGCACCAGGCGGCGTGATGCTGCGGCCCGCGCAACTTCTCGGGCGCCTCGGCCGAATAGGCGAAGGCGCGCGCCCCCGACATGAACGCCAGTTCGCCCGAACCGCGGTGCCAGTCGATCCGCTCGCCCGGTTGCGCCACCGACAGGATGCCGCTGTCGCCCTCGACCATCACGCGCGTCACATCCTCGATCGTCGCGCCGACCAGCGCGATCCGCGCGCCCGGCAGATCACGCGCGATCTGACTGACCCATTCCGCCCCGGCCCGCGTCTTGCCGAAGCCGCGCCCGGCGCGGATCAGCCACACCCGCCAATCCCCTTCCGGGCGATACTGGCCCTTATGCGCGCACAGCGCCCAGGTCCGCGCCAGCGTATATTTGACGGGAGCGTCGAGACTGTGGATCACCTCCGCCTGTTCGTCGGGCGGCAGCGACGCGAGCGTCGCCAGCAACTCGACCACCGTCGCTTCGGTCATGTCTTCGCCGGCAGCCGTTTAGCGAACGCCGCGAGCTTGCCCAGCAGCGCCTGTTCGACCTCCTCCATCGAAGCCGCGCGTGGCACCGCCTCGCGCGGGGCGTTCGGCCGTGCGCGCCGGGTCTCGTGGCGCGCGAGCATCTTGAGCGCCAGGGCCTGATCGAACGCATCGCCTTCGCGCGCGCGCGGATCGACCGCACGCGCCAGCAATTCGTCCTCGATCCGCGCATAGGCCGCGTTCAACGCCTCCTCCCACGCGTCAGCGAAGGCCGGATCGTGCCGCCGCAGCGCGTAGGCCGAAGCGTGCGTCCGCCCCGCTGCCTCGGCCGATCGTGCCACGTCGCCGCTCAGCGCCAACGTGTCGAGAAACGCGGTCCGCGCCGCCGCACCCCAGCCGGCGTCGCGCCGGCCCGTGCTCGCCATTTCGTCCAT